ATCATCATTGGATTGACTGGCTTCTTCACCATCTTCTTTAGCATCATCATCATTGGATTGACTGGCTTCTTCACCATCTTCTTTAGCATCATCATCATTGGAGTTATCAATATCCACAGTAGGTTCTGTAGAATATGGGTGTTTTGGTAAACTTGATTGTTTTTTCAGTTCAATCACATTCTTGAAATGTTCTTCTATTTCAGCGACATGTTCTTTTTTAGTCAGTAGTATAATTGCATGCAATGCAGGTGGTAATGTCGAATTATTTTTATTTTTACATACTTCAACACCGAACTGATTATCAATTATATTAGTAGGGTCACCTTCAGTTGTATATTCTACACAAGTTCTATGATGAAAACAGAAGAGTGATTCTTTTGCATTACCACGACTTGAACTGGAATCATCTTTTAGTTGTATATCAGTTAAACGGTGATGATTACGATAAATTCCAATCGTGCTTAAGTGTGTTCTTGAGTAACCTTTTTGACCTTTTTGTTGGTGGAAAAACTGTTCATCATAATCGTTCAAAAATGTTGATGCAGTTGATAGTTTTTTAGGATTTTCTTCATCAAATAGTTTTGGACACTTCATTAGAGCATTAACAATTGTTATTGTATTAATGTGCTCCCAATTAATAGAAGGAGGTTTGATTTCCATGAAAGCTGTTTTGAATGATTTTGTTTGATATCCTTTTCCAGCCTTTCTAACTCGATAATATAAGTCATTCACAACCAGAAAATAATGAATTTGTCCACTTGTGTCTTTATAAATCTCAACAAAGTTTAATTTTTTACCAGTATAATAATCAATCTCATTTGCACCAAAGTAATTGTAGGGTAAAAGTTGTTTTGTAATACCATTTGTTCTTAAATTTATTTTACATTTGAATTTACCAAACTGAATATCCCATCTTTCTTTAAAAGGAGGTTGAAATGATGTTTCTTTTTTAGGTTCAAATTGAGCATCGATTATTTGATGAAAGTATTCATTGTATTTGAAGTGGATTGTTGTTCCATGAGAAATATTATCCCTTTCTTGACCAAATTTTAATATTTCATCCTGTTTATTCACTTCTTCCACATGAATTTGACCTGTATATTGAAATGATTCCATTATATGTCCCCAATGAAAGACAACTTTGTATAGTGGATTATTCATACGTTTTGTGAATAAAATTACATCTGTGTAAATTTCTCCAGACTTGGATAAAATAAGAGTTGCAATCGTTCCACCTATTCCAGAAATACCAATACTTTTATCAAACATATGATTTGAACCAAACATATCACACATTTTATGAATATCTTCATAATTCATACCAGTTCCATTATCTGATATTGAAATATTTTCAGAGTTGATATCGATATTGATACAAGTTGCATCTGCATCAATACTATTACTTATTATTTCAGAACCAGAATTGTGATGGTTGAAACCATTTCGATTGATATTTTTTAGAAATCCAGCTTCATTGAAAGAACCAAATTGTGTATTTGAATGCATTTTATTAGTAATCTGTATTTGCGATGAAGAGTTTTTTAATTGAAAAATCCAAAATAAATAAATTTCAATTTTTCAGAAATTTTATGAAAGATTATTGTATAGGAGAGTATAGTAGAGAAAAATGTTTTATTCGAAACTGAAAGACTTGGTAAATGACAAGTCAAAAAGTGAATATACAATAGAAGAACTTCTGGAATACTTTGGAGACAGCACAATCAAAATCGGATTATTGGTGTCTACAATTATAACCAGTCTACCATTACCACCCATGGCAGCAGGGACGGAGTCCATTCCAGGAGGACTGCTTTGTATCTTTTTTTCATTACAAGGAATTTTAGGAATGAAAAATATTTATTTACCTCAGTCTTTGAAAGAAATCAAAGTGGATATTTCTCTACTGTTCAATAACGAATATTTAGAATCTGTCATGGAATTCATTGATAATTATTTTGTGCCAAAAAGACAAGAATGGGTGTTCAATCGAATGACCGAGCTATTGATGTATTGTTTAGTGATACTTCATGCAATCTTGATGATCATACCAATCGTGTTCACTACCATGTTACCATCCCAGATGATAACCGCAATGGCCATCTGTTGGCTCCTTGGAGATGGTTATTTTGTTATTGTATCGATGATAATCGCATTGGTGATGTTCTTGCTTTATGTGACTATAGGAGTTCGATTTACAAAATGGATGTATCGTAATCGAAAATATTGGACATTTGGGTATTGGAAATAATCGGGAAATACATCAATTGAAGACCCTCTTACAGTATACAAAATATATTATTCTACTATAGACACATCATTTGGGGGCGAGCGAAGCGAGCCCATTGTGGAACAGCTGTATTTTGGGATTACCTTTTTTTATATGGTTGAATATCACAATAGGATAATGCACCTTGTTTTTTTAAATATTTTTTATCTTTATTACGCGCATTTTCATACATACTATGTTCATCCAAAACATTCTTTTTTTTACCAAATATTTTCTTACGAGTTTTTTTGATGTATCTTAGCAAAATATTTTGTGTTATTTTGGTTTTGAAAACTTTCTTCATTTCTTTTTTGAGTCTATTTGGTATATCATTTGGGTTACCAGGTTCCAGTATTGAATTTTTACATCCTGGATTGCATAAAATTATAGTCATTTTTTTTTCAAAAGCAGGTGGCATTTTTTTTGACAAAATTTTCCCAACTTTTATTTTCAATGTTTTCCTAAATAAATCTTTCAGTCGCTTTACATCTTTATTTGCTTCTTTTTTTGCAAATTGTTTACATTTTTTCGTATTCGTATTTAGTTTGGATTTGGATTTTAACGTCTTTGAGTTTGACATTATAGTATTTAAGTAGATTTTGATTGGTCGATTTATCGACCTTTCGGCGAGTGAAGCGAGCCTCTTATAGTATCGACAAAAAGGTATTTCCTCAAGGGCTCGCTTCGCTCGCCCTTCCGGGAATAGTGGGGATAGTCGATGTATTTTCCGTTTCTAAAATAGAATGCTTAAAATGTTTGTATTTGGTTTGCACTCCCAATACATGACCTACAACATAAATGAACAATACAAGAAGTCGCATCCATAATTCAGGTGGAAATGCGGGAAACAAAAACAAAATGATTTCGAACAATACAAATAATACCCAATACATATTATACCTTTACTGTAACAAATAAATATTGTATTTTACCCTTCTACTGTAGATGCTATTGTCTAAATATACGTAACCAATTAGAAAGGGTTAAATCATTTTTTCAATGGGTTAGTTATTTCCTTCCTATAGAGAAAATCCTCTATTGCTCTCTATAAGTAATGTTTTGGTTTTTATCTCTGAAATGTGGTAAAACGCTCCGGAATCCAGTTTTGCGGGTTCGATACTTGGATAAGGGTTAGTAAAATTTTCCAAATGAGGGGTCTTGTAGTAATCCATATTATCCAATAGTAGATAATCATAAGAGGAGGGATTACAGAGACCTATTCATCAAAACCAGACATTTCTGGAGAATCAGATCGGTCTAACTGGAACGACAGGTCTAACTGGAGAAACTGCTAAATTTTTAAAGAAGGGGTCTTAATACAACTATATTATCCCATTCTACATAGAGATACAGGAATGTTTTACAAAGACCTAATCCTCTAAACTAGACATTAACAAAATAAACAACTACTAACACATTTTTTTCTACAACAAAATATATAATTTTTTACTTCTACTACTTTCTACCGACTCAAAAGCAACAATGAATCCGTATAATATCAAAGTAGAACGCACCAGAGAGTTGGAAAGAAATGAATCAAATTATACTCCTCCAACGCAGCAGCATCAGAATCATACATCACTGCCACCATCGCAAATATCTTCTGTGTCGATTGATTTGACACAAGATGAAGAGACATCTAGTCGGTTGGAGAACGTAACACATTTTAGTTCAGGGAACGTTACACCTGTTAGTTCAGAGAAGGTTACACCTGTTAATTCAGAGAATGTTACACCTGTTATGTTAGAACAAAAGTCACTGGAGGGTTTAAAGAGTGTTATTAAAATATTGAATGACAATCCCGAACTGATGAATTTTTTAGATGATTCAATACAAAAGATGAAAAGAAAAAGAAGTGAAAGTCAAGATGGATATGGTGAAAGTCAAGGTGGATATGTAAGTGAAAGTTCACTTGAAAGTGAAGATAATATCCATGCTAAGAAAAAACTCAAGGTAAAAATATGTATGTGGAAAAATATTATTACGATTTTAATAATTTTTACATTTTTCATTTTAGTTTGATAATCGCAAAACATTGTTATTGGAGGAAAACAAGAAACCATACACTGATGTAAGTTTTACATTTTTCTACTATTTCATTCGATTTTTCATTTTTTAACATAATGTGATAGGAAAAAGTATTTTACTTGTTTAGTGATAAGAAAAGTATTAATTATCATCCAGTGAACTCTTCACTGGATGAGCTAAAGAAAGAGAAGAACCTTCGTGTTCTAAAAAAATGGAAATTAGCAAACATTAGATGGAGAGATGCAAGGAATTTAGATGGAATCTTTGATGAATTTCTCTTTTTAAAAGATATCAAAGATTCCGACGGCAAAACCTTGATGTTGAGAGTTGAGTCTTATCTTTTCGCCAATCCTTATAAAGCGATAGGGAAGCTATACATTATATTTCCAAGAGATATTCCAATAGTCAAAAAAGAATATGACCAAGCAGGCTATTTCGAGCGTATGTATGCAGTGCTAGGATGGAGGACTTTTTGGCATGTTATCTATAGTAAACGAGGTAAGTCAAGGAAAAACTTAAAAATGATTTCATTTTATAACAATCGACTTACTTACTATAGGAAACTATATTACTGGTTTTTCACCTGTAAAAGTGTTTGCAGAGAGTCATTTGTTCAGCAAAGAAGATAAACCATGCTGGCTTGTATTACCTCACTACAGGGAAAAAATTCCCACTATCACTTACAATTGGCATTACCTTAAAAACACTACAACGAAGGCTATGTTCCCAAAATTATACTGGGCTTACGATAATTATCATACTGCTAAAAGATGCTATTTAAGTATTGTAAAGGCGCATAACGAAGCAAATAAGCAGAAAGATCCAGAGGATAGAGAGATGCTTTATCCCGAAGCAGTTCGGATAGCAATGCAATAAAATTTTTAAATTAATCCAGTAATATGAATATGTAATACAACATCAGCTCGTTTCGAAACATCGTAAATATTATTCATATTTATACGTGATATGCCTTCATTTTCCCATGTCCATGTTTGATAACTATTAATTTTAATTTCGTGAGGATAAAACAAAAAACGTTTTTTCGCAAAGTATATTTCCAAACACCGTTCCTCTACTGCACAATCCCATAATTCACTTAATGTATATTCTATTCGTTGATGCAAATTATTATCATCGTCAATCCAATAGTTGGATGATGGTAATTTAGGCAATATTTTAATAGTCAAATCAGTATTATTCTTACGGTCATATGTCAACTCATGGTGCCATAAAGGAATATACAACGGTGATGATAATTTAGTGGTGGTTTCCACATCAGTATAGTGACATTTATAAACATTATCTATAATCACGTCATCCAAATTAGGGCGTAAAATCATGGTCTCATTAAAAGATGCATCCAGTTCAGATTCGGTCATTTCAAAATTATAATCAGTAAAAATATCATCTTGAGACATGGAGGCATTGGATGGTTGACGAGTATGTCTGTTACTGGTATTTGTCGTAGAGAAATCATTCATTGGATTTGTTTCGGGTTCTTCAATGTCAGGTGACCCTGTTCTCTTTTTTAAAGACCCTTGACTAAACCAAAATATGGCTCGCTTTTCCATGGCTTTATAAAATTCGGGCGATAGTGCAAAAATATGTTTATATTTTGTCACGATGTTATATATTTTTTGAAACTTCGCATAGGGCACATGGTCAATAATTTGTATGGCTTGTTTTTCACATATGGATAGAATTTTGTCTAAAGCTCCATGTAAATAATCGTCACGAGTTTGTTCATCTAAAGTCCCTTTGAAAAATCGAACAAATGCTTCGTATGGCGGGATTTCAGGTTTATGATTCGTTTTCATTAAAAAGTGATAAGCCTCTTGGATTTCCAAGAAATGGTCATGTGCATTTTCGTCTTTATTTTTATCGGGGTGGAATTTCAATGCCAGTAAATGATATTGCTTTTTGATTCTCTTTTGATCATGAATACTATATGGATCCAATTGCAAGCGTTCACATGCAATATGATAGTTCATTGGTTTACCAATTACTCTAAAGTTCTATTGAAATGAATTTTGTCAATAATAAAAAATATAATGTTTTCTAAATGATAAATAGGTCGATAATTATTGTTGTAGTGTTTTAGAAAAGTAAAACATTCACGTAAAATCAATCGCACTGATTTTTCATTCAGAACTTTGTTTTCCAATAGAAAGGAGAGAATATAGTAAAGTGCATCCGTGATTTCAATGTTGTAAATTAACAAATCATATAAATCATTACGGAATTCTTGTATTTTAATTGTCTCAGGAGAGAGCATTTTGCTTAATATTGCATCGGTGATAATATTGAATACATCTTCAGGAAAATTCTCAATATCCGTTTTTTTGATAATATGAAGTTCCTTCAAGTTTATAATCGAATTGCACTGAATTGTCTGTAGGTTCGATGTTAAACGTTTCTTCTCTCCATTTGTAAAACCAAACCCATTCATATTACCGTAGAAGGAACGGTTCTGATGTTTCATTACATTAATATGATTTTCTACAGTCGGTCTTTTTACTGGAATCATCATAAAGTTTTTAATCAAGGATTCTGGAATGAAACTGGTTTGCTCGGTTAGTAATACGAATTTAATATGAATATTGTAGAATGGGTGTCGAACATAACTATTGAACACATCTAATAGCTCATTGTAGATCATATGGAAGTTTTTACATACTATAATACCAGTCTTATTGGGTTTCACCGAAACGATATCCACTATTTGGAAAAATATTTCGTGCCATAAGGATTTAGGATTGCATCCCAGCATAGCCATATCAATTTCATAATGAATATCACTTATACGGTATAAATAATCGGGCTTTTTGGATACGGACACACTTTTACTACTACTGCTCGATGTTGTGGACTTGGATTTCTTCTCGGGTTTGTCATTGCCGATTGTGACCTTTTTATCGTATTTGAAATTGGAAGGACTATATGGATACAATAGGTTTAGCATTTGACTATATTTCCCAACACCCGATGGACCGTAGAAAATAGTATTGGGGAAATCTTGGATTTGTTTTGGAAGATGTGTTTGGTAATGTGTCAATTCGGGATGGAAATTATACTTTTGAACACTATACACATATTCCTCAAATGTTGTTTCATAATATTTCATTTTACATTGAAAAAAGGAAATATTTATGTTTATTTACCGCATTTATTTATCTGTATTGTATCTGCGTTTGAATTTACGATAATTGGTCATTGAATAAGCAACGTGAACCAAAGAAACAATGATTGTGACCAATGGCATGGGAACCACAATAGTGAACTCCAAAATGGATTTGATGAAAGTATACAAATGAGAGAAACCATTATACAAGGAACAATAGGCTACAAATAATGATACTGCCATAGTAATAAGAGTTGCAATAAACATTTTGATGGATTTTTTATTCATAAATGTTGCCATATTGAGATTAATAAAAATAGTCATTGTGAAAAAGATTGCAACGAAAATTACTGGCATGATATATGCACCCCTATTATCGGTGCTCGTCAAATGTCTTGAAAAATAATTCTGCAAATCAGAACTGTTGCTGCTGCTAAAATAAGGCAACAATTTGCCGCCCATTATAGCACTATATATTGCACCAAATAATGCACCAAATAATGCACATGCACCACCAATTATACCTACTGGGGCATGGGTATCTTCACTAGAATTTACAGCTGCAGCTATTCCTGCACCAATACTTCCAAATAATAAGGCACCAATAGTGATTGGAGTAAGAATTACTGTTAATAATGTGGACACGATTTCTACTTTATTTAAGAGTTGAAAAATACCATATGCTACTGGTGTTCCTAATGCTGCTAATAGGAAACACAATAAACTCAATACCCATCTTTTTGTTTCATATGCATCGGCTTTACTACCAATACCAAAGAATAGTCCCAAACTACCTACAAAACTAATCAGTATCAGAATTCCTTTTAATAATAAATCGCTGATTCCAATATTGTTGATACATATGCTCAATAAAATCGTGGATAGTAGTGACCATACAGCCAATACAAATGAACGATATTGCTTATGATTACGATCATAAATTTCTGTAAATACATTACCGATTCCTACTACACTAAATCGGTCCATTACTTTTGGATAAAATCCTAAGGTTCCATCCTTATTTTTAGGTCGAGGAGTAATACGCAAAAACGCACTAAAGAGAAGAATGATAAAAGCAATACTGTAGACCAATAATCCTTTCACTAATTTAGGGATTTCGATCATATCCGACCAAGAATGAATAAAGTCATCCGCAATCTTCGCAAAGTAATACGGTTGGTCCAATAACCATCCTATTATTTTACTGAATCCAGATACTTCAATATTGGTTTTATCATAACTGGCAAATGAAGTGCTATTGCTAAATGTTTCTCCCAACATACTCCAAATGAAAACCACAATATAAATATAAGTTGCTAAAATTACCTTGTCATTTTGTTTCTTTTTATGGTCATCTTTTAAATAAATATTATTAATCGGGTCACGGGTTTCTTCTTCGTTCGCCCTTTTCTTACGGAAATCTCCTAATTTAATTTTACGCACTAAATCATTGGTGATTAATACTAAAAATAGTCCAACAAAAGTTAATATACAACCAAATGCGATTCCAATTGTTTTATACAGCAGTAGAGCAGATTCGCTTGCAATAGAGCGTATTTTCAAATAATCTTCTATCCATAAAAATGGGGATAATACATTAATGATAAAAGTAAAAATATAGGAAATATAGGTTGCATTCCGATGGTCAAGTAAAAATTTAAAACTGATAATATACAGAATGATACTTATAATATAATAAAACACCCGCGTTCTATCGTTTTTTTCAAATGCATTGTAGAAATATTTTTGTCTGGCATTTGAATCAAAAACGGTGTCTTTCCACGTTTTATCTTCGAATATATCACTCATTTACTATATGATTATACTCTATTTTTTCTAATCTATTTTGAGTTGTTCTACAGCCCAAGACACAATATCTTGACTATTGTCTTTCAATACATCATGTGGACATTTACGAATATTTAGAAAGGTTGGTTTTGTCATACTTTCCGTCTTGTAGAAAATATAATTCTTATTACGGCCCTTTCCTTTACGGACTGATAGATGATTGTTTAATACTCGCAATACCATCGGGTTTTCTCTCAATTTGGTTTTTTCTAAATAATCTCGAATCATTTCTAAAGTAACATCGCCCAAAGTAATCTTATTGGTTTTCAATAATTTGTCAATATTCTCACGTTTACTACCCCATTCGACATATGCACCATATGGCCCTTTTTTCAAAAACATGGATTCCTCTTCATATTTTCCTAAACAATCTTTAGGGAGTTCTACAATATCTTCTATTTTCAAATCCATTTGTTCTAATTCTTCGAAATTTACATTGAAGTCGGGTTTCACTGTTTTAAAACTCTTTGTTCCTTTTACTCTTACTACAATACCCGTTTTACCAAATAATAATTCATGTTCATCATCAATCGAATATACTTGTCTCATTTTAGCTTGTAATGGTTTCATACAACCTTGAATAACCTGTTCACATTCTTCGCATACTTTATACCATTCTACAGTATCATCGTGCACAATACGGTCCAATTCATTTTCCATTTTTTCTGTGTAAGCGTAATCAAATAAAGTAGGAAAATATTCATACAAAACTTGAATACTTTGCACTCCTATTGGTTGTATACACAACTGATTTTTAGCACCTCCGTATTTTGCACTAACACGTTTTGATTCGATTGTATCTGGATAACTCAGGGTTTTTTCATCAAAGTTATACACTTCTCCATCGATGTCTTCTTTAGAAACATATTTCCGTTCTTGAATGGTATCCACTAACATACTATAAGTCGAAGGTCGGCCAATACCGAGAGATTCCAATGCTTGAATCAATCCAGACTCTTGGTAATGCTTCTCTCGATTTGTAACAGATAAAGTCGATTCTATTTTATGGAAAGGAATGACCTTTTTATTATAGTGTTTCCAATATTCGACTTTCTTCCTTGTCTCCAATTGCATAGACTTTAGGGATTGTTGATTCATGGATACTCTCTTCCAACCCAAAAATACAGGTTCTTCTACAGTTCCTTTGTAATGGGATTCAGAAGGTGCTTCGATTAGGATTTTATATTCATTGTATTGATATGGTGACATACAACTCTCTACTGTTCGTTTCCACAATAGACGATATACGTCTACTATTTTCTTATCCTTGTATTCTATTTCTTTTGTTTCTAAATCAGTAACACGAATAGCTTCATGGGGATTTTTATCATCTTTGTTCATGATCCGAGAGAAATCGCCTAAATAACTTTCGTTGTAGGACTTTAGCAAAAATTCTCTCATTCCATCTAAAAACTCTTTAGCATATTCTCTACTGTCAGTTCTCATGTAGGTAATATGGCCATCTTGATAAAGTGTTTGACAACACTCCATAACTCGTTTGGGACTTATGTGGAGTTGCGATGATGCAAACTGTAGTAATGAAGATGTATTGAATGGTTTAGGACATGCTAAAGTTTTTTCTTTTGGAAGTTCTAAATGGAAAATGTGAGAGAAAGATTTAGATTTTTGGAAAAAATCATCAACATCTTCGATTGTAGGAAAAGTTTTGTCTAAAGTTCCTTGGATTTTAGAAGGGTCTTGGAAAAATGTTCCTCGAACTTTGTGATTTACTTCTAAAGTCTTTTCTTTAGAGGCCTCGTGTTTATCGTAAATCAACCGCAATGTAGGAGTTTGACATCTACCCGCCGAGAGAAATTTACCATTGTCATGTGCTATCATTTTAGTTAAAAAGGGACTGATTTTAAAACCAATCATCCTATCCAATACTTGACGAGCCTGTTGTGCACGAACTATATTCATTCTTACTGTAGATGGACTACTTACTGCCTTTTGAATGGCACTTTTGGTGATCTCATTAAATAATATTCGTTTGGTGTTATATGGGTCTAAATTGCATACCATACAAATGTGCCAAGCGATTGCTTCTCCTTCTCTGTCATCGTCCGTTCCTACATACACATTACCCGGTAAAAACTGGGAAACAATGGATTTCATGTAGGAAACATGAGAGAGTTTCTCTGGAATTAAATCGTAGGTGGGTGAATAATGTTGTTTTTTCGTTCCTACTTTGGTTAATTCCCGTATATGGCCCTTTGATGCGATGCATTTGTATTCCATTCCCAAGAACTTTTCTATTTTAGCACATTTAGAAGGGGATTCTACAATAACTAAATAAGGGGTGTTTAATGTATTGACTTTTGTGGAATATTGCATGGCCTTCTTCTTTTTAGCCAGTAATGAACTCATGTGGATTTGATGGGGGTGGGGGTTCTCTCAAATATAAAAAATGAAAAGGGTTTTCAAATATAAATATAGAGAGAACGAAACTTTTATATTGTTGTAAAAAATTGATTAAATAGGTTCGACTAAATATATTTATAACTATACCTACTGTAATATAAAAAATGAAGCAATATACTTGTCAAATTCAATCACGTGATTATAAAGATTGGAGCTACAATGAGAATCAGAATAATATTTCTACAGCAGTGGAAACTCATGAAACCAATACAATATGCACCCCCGTTGCATTGAAGTTATTTCATGACGATGTGTTTACTTTGGAAAATACTAATTCTACTGAATCATTTGCTCTGGTTGAATCTCCATTGCGGGCAAATAAAAATATACCAGGTATTTTACTACTCGAAAACAATAGAACATATGGCCGCACGGAAAACAAAAAACGTTTGTATTATAAATGTAAACCAAATGATCCTAAACTTCCTTACTTTTTGGTTCCATATGACATGCCCATGGGGTTTCAAAAGAATTTCAAAAATAAATATGTGACGTTTTACTTTCATCATTGGAATGATAAACATCCGTGTGGAATTTTGTCTCAAAATATCGGAGATACTTATGATTTACCATCGTTCAATGAATACCAACTCTACTGTAAAAATCTCCACCAATCCATTACACCATCTATAGCAAAAGTGAAAGAACTATTGAAAACAAATTCAATGGACCAATATGTAAATACCATTCGAGAGAACCCCAGTCAATATGGAGATATTTTGAATTATGAAAAACGAAAAGATATTTTTACTATTGATCCTAAAGGTTGTTTAGACCGTGATGATGCCTTGTCCATGGTCACCAAAGATAAAGGTGATATAACAGAGCACACTGTAAGTGTCTATATTGCTAATGTGTGGGTATGGTTAGATGCAATGGGATTGTGGGATGTAATAGGAAACCGTATTTCTACAATTTATTTCCCAGAAATGAAAAGACCCATGTTGCCGACACTGATTGGTGAACAATTATGTAGTCTGGACCAACACCATCTACGGTTTGCATTTGTCATGGAATTCAGTGTAGTAGAACATCCCAATAAAGGAATCTACATACAGTATTTAGATGCATTACGACCTGCATTGAATCAATGTGTTATCAAAGTATCCAATAATTTTGATTATGAAGAACGGTCATTATTGAAATTTAAACCATATTTAGATTTAAAAACATTAACACAAAAAATGGATAAAAATGTAAAAGACAGTCATGAAGTGGTAGCCTATTGGATGACCCAAATGAATTATTATGTGGCCAAACACATGAAGTTCGAGAAAATGGGAATATTTAGAGCAGTTCAATCAAAGGTGGAGGCATCCGGACGATTGCCTCCCACAATGCCATCGTTTATACGAATCTGGGAACAACAGATGTCGGGTCAATATATTTCTCTACAGCAAGATGGAACCACGAATCAAGTCAATGAATTACAACATGATGTATTGGGATTCAATCAATATGTGCACTTTACAAGTCCTATACGTCGAATGGTGGATTTATTGAATCAAATCATTTGGGTGAAGAAACACTTGAATCCTCCTAAACTGAGACCACAAGTCACGGATTTCTACAATCAACAAGTAATGGAACTACCAGAACTAAATCGCCAAATGAAAACCATACGAAGAATCCAATCCAATGCACATATACTGCATAAAGTAACAACGGACCCAACTATAGTGGAAAGGAAATATGAGGCAATCGTATTGACCGAACCTGAAAGTATAAACGAAAAGGTCACTGTATATATAGAAAAATTAGAATGGATGACCCAAGCGTATTTATCTGAAAAATATAAAAAATACGATACATTCTACTGTAAACTCTACGTATTTGAAAAAGAAGAACAAATGCGTAAAAAAATACGTATTCAAGAAATAACCGAGTGAAAAAAATAAGATAGGAAAAAAGAATAAAAATATTGGCCAAATATATGTTAAGATGAATTCACCTACTGCATCTGATAAAATATACAGTATTTTTTTTAAATATGAAGACGAAAATAGCGTAGAAGAAAATTGTTGGGAAGTTGCAAAATCATCAAAAGAAAAAAATGCACGTAATTACTTTATGAAAAATAAGTTGTATATCCAAGAATTACCAGAATCGTATTTGTCCATGGGATATAACAAAATCGAATTGGTGAAGACGGAAGAAATGTTTACCTTCTGTTCCTTGTTTAGGAGAGAAAAACTGATAGATTCCTACAGCAGTAAACTGTATATAGATGACTCGAAAGAAGGACGAGCGAAGCGAGACCAAGCAGGGTTCCCATTATTTAAGATTAAACCTGATTATTTAGGATCTTTAGTAAAAATACCATCCAAACCGAGTGGATTATTCAAACCACATCCTCCCAATAAACAACAAGATTTAGATGGAGATGAATATTTTAGTATTATTAATCATCAATACCACAACATTGAATTTTAAGTTTGGTGTATTAGTATAAGGCTCGCTTCGCTCGCCGAAAGGTCGATACATCGACCAATCATAATACATGGACGGTCAGACGGAGCGAGCGTAGCGAGCGACTATAGGTATATATAATGTTCATCCTCCCCTTGGGTGCCTTCTAAAGACCAAACGATTGGTCGGGCCTTCGGCCCGACCTTTCAGCGAGCGAAGCGACCTGTATACTCAACCCACACTCAACCAAAAAATTGAAATTTAGTCGTGTTCTCATTTTACTAAATAAATACATATATACCAAAACATTAACCTTATATTTACTTACTGTTTTGTGTCCCATAATCATGATAGCTCAAGTTGCTGCCGATACTATTCAAACTCAATCCAGAAAAACCAGAAGACCTCCTTCTTGTAGCTTTTGCAAAAAAACGGGACATAATCGTTCCAGTTGTGAAACTATGAAGAGTGCACTTCGCAAACGTGATTTATTCATGTCTACTGTAGAACCGACCTATATTATTATCATAAATGAGTTTTATCGCACTGGATGGGATTATGACCATGATGAGAATTTGGTCTCCATGTCTGCTGAACACATGTCGTTTATGGATGGTTACTTTCCAATATTAGTGGAAAATCGTGATCAGCCCAATTTGGCATTAGAAATGGTTATACAGAAAATAGCCGATAAATACTTTGAAACTGAATCCGATAAAGAATATTTTAAAAAGTTTTATAGAAATACCAACATTGACCATAAGATTTTATACGACCACGATTTTACCAGAAAAAGCTCTAAGATTAATGAAGACCTTATTTTCTACTTACAAAATACATCCGATGAAAACTGTCACTTTGATAAATTCCTATGCACAATTACAAACCAACCTCGTTTAGAGAAGTTAAATGCTTTGAAAAACGCCATGAGAGAAAATATAACGAGCCAAGTCAATGATGCCCGTAATGAGTGTGAACGTGTGTTTGATAAAAAAATACATGATTGTAAAGTTACCATAAGATTTTTACAAGAATCACTTAGAAAAGCCACAGATGATTTAGATTCGCTTTTAGAAGAACGCACAGAAACATTTGACTTACTGGCAAGGTCAGAACAACGATTGGAACAAGAACTCCATTCCCTTTTCAATACTACATGCCCTATTCATTTTGAACAAAAAGCAATGGCCACCAACATTGATACCGAATGTCCCATTTGTTACGATGAAATAAACACCGTTCGTATGATAGAAACCAACTGTAACCATCGTTGTTGCATGACTTGTATGCTCAATATAACTTGTCCTACTGCAAGCTTATCCGAGATTCCTTGTCCTTGTTGTAGAACAAATATTACCAAACTCTCGGGTGATGTTCAAGAAATGTTAAACGCTGTGCAACAATACCGTCATAAATACCGTGTCAATAATGTAATAAGTGGACTTGGACTTTGAAGAGGGGGATAACCATTTTTAGTTAAGATTTAAGTAGTCTTTTTTTTATTTCATTTAGAAGGGGTCTCTTTGGCATCCATGAAATTGAATATCAGAAATCAAAGAAAAAAATCTCTCAATAAGTATTCAAGTCATTGAATCGCCCTTACTACTAATATTACTAACTAATTTGTTGTTTTGAATTTTTAAGAGAGAGAGAAAGAAAGATGCGTTGTGGAGTTTGCAGAGAAGAAGGCCATACCAGAGCGAATTGCTTAATGGTTGACAATATTATGGACTTATACGTTCAACGCTGCTACAAGATGTTGCTTGTAATCGTAAATGGTTACTACGAACACAAGTGGACGTATACAGATGAGGTCCGTTCTTCATGGAATGCTGTAGAAAGAAGTAACCATGAGATGACACTAACACCAAAAGTATTGGAGTCTATGGAAATGTATCGGGACTCATCTACTGCCTTGGAAAATGTGCTCACACCTGTTCCATCCTTCATTCAAAACATGCCCAAGCATCATTTGAATATTATCATTGGTAAGTTAAATAAATCATTATGGTTTAATTTTAATATAAGCAAAAATGATTCTGACGAGAGAAAACGAAGCAAGGTTTATCTTCGTTTACTTTCTATGGCCGACCAATATTGTATCAATATGAGTAGCCAATTGGATTATCTCGAAAGTAGCAGTTTAATGTATAATCAATACATATTAAATTCTATTAATCTTGGATCATTCTATGAGAAATTAACAATAAATGCTTGTGGAGAGATTCCAGCAATTAAATACTTCATTGGTGCCGACGATAGAAGAAACCTTTTGAAAAAATTACCGGAAACTTACCTTACTAAAATCAAAGATCTTGATGCAAAAATAAGGGACAAGAAAGAGGAATTTCGAACCAAGGATTCTCGTGTTGATTCTATAGAAGAAGAAATACGTGAGTTGGAAAAGCGTATTATGGAGTGTCGTCGCAAACAGCACGAAATACGTAACAGTGGGCCTCGTATACAAGAAGAGTTAAAAGAAATAAATACCATGAGACATGCATATGTAAAAAATAGAGAAACATTTATAAATACAATTTATTCAAAAATCCCCAAACCTCCTCCACTTATTTCATTTGAACCGTCCAAACAAGACGACCATAGTGTAAAGGAATGCTGTATCTGCTATGAAGATATTTCCGTTACAAATATGTGTAAAACGGATTGTGGTCACGAACTTTGTGTCGACTGTATAATGAAAATATCGATTGAACTTAAGCGTAATAATAATATGTGTGTGAAACGTAAATGCCCATACTGTCGACAGAAGATTCGTTCATTGACTGGAAATATTGATGTGATGAATAGAGCGGTAATAAAACATTGTCAAAGCATAAATATACGGGGCATAAATGCTATACAGAAAGTAAGTGATCACATTGGTGGAGGAAACGTATCAGAAGACGAATTGCAGCAACTAAGACCTTCTTCTACAATAGTAATAGATGGATAGATAGATAGATATTTTTAAAAATTAATGTAATCCCCCTTTTTTTTACAATGGAACCTCTATTGTGGCTCCCACCTGTTAGATGGCCACCAATTCCTTAAGTCCTTCGTCAAAAGTTTTCTTAATTTCCCATCCGAGTTGTTTTACTTTATCATTACTGATGTAATATCGTTTGTCATTAAAGGGGCGGTCTTGAATATATTCGATATGATTGTCATAGTCAGTTGTATTATGAATCATGCGTATTAATCTTTGAGAGATATCCATAACAGTATATTCGTCATGATCATCACTACCAATATTATAAATTTCTCCTATTTCTCCTTTTTGTAAAATTAGTAGTATTGCTTCTACTACATCACTGACGTGTAAAAATGCTCTAACATTAGACCCATCTCCTTGAATAGTGACTTTTTTATTTTGTTTCAAAAGTTGAATAAAACGTGGGATTAATTTTTCAGGGTATTGGTTTGGACCATACACATTGTTTCCCCGAGTAATAATAATGGGCATGTTAAAAGAGAAGCGATAAGAATTGGCTATAAGTTCAGCTGCTGCTTTGGTAGCTGCATATGGGTTTGTAGGACATAAAACGTCCATTTCGTTTTTTTTATTGGAATCGGCTAAAGAGGATTCACCATAAACTTCATCGGTAGAAATATGGATAAACCGAGAGATATTACCATATTTTCTACAGGCTTCAAGTAAAGAATGTGTTCCGAAAACATTGTCTCTTGTATAAACTAAAGAATCATCAAAAGAGTTTTGAACATGAGACTGAGCTGCAAAATGCACTACTGCATCAACTTTATGAAATTTCAAAATTTCTAAGACGTGGTCAGTGTCAATTAAATTTCCTTCATAAAAGTGATAAAAGGGAGAGTTCCTAACCGAAGCATCTACATTTAAGACGTTACCTGAGTAAAAAAGAGCATCATAGTTTATGATATGAGTGCAAGGAAAAGCGTAATGGAAAGCAGTAATAAAATGAGAAGCAATGAACCCTGCGCCGCCGGAAACGAAAATAGCGAACATAATAAAAAGAAAAGGTAAAAAAAAAAGGGGGATATATCCCCCAAACCCCCTGCTCCGCGTATTGCCGAGGAGTAGGTAATCTCCCTAAAGGGGAACCTAAATGTTCCCCCAAGCCCCCTCCGTTCCACATGGGGGTTACATCCCCCAAGCCCCCTGCTAAAGAACCACCCCAAGGTTCTCCCCCCCAAGGTTCTCCCCCAAGGTTTCCTAAATAACCACCCCAAGGTTCTCCCCCCCAAGGTTTCCTAAAGAACCACCCCCAAGGTTCTCCCCCCAAGGTTTCCTAAAGAACCACCCCCAAGGTTTCCTAAAGGACCACCCCCCAAGGTTCTTTCGTGGAACAGGGGGTTTGGGGGATGTATCCCCCACTCATTAATCAATATCACACTCATTTCTCCATATCTATTTCCTCCATAACATTGCCTAATACGAACAAATATTTTCTTCTACTGTAGACACATCACCAGGTTCACCACTGTATACAACATATTTTCTTCTACTGTTGACATATCAATGGGGCTCGCTTCGCTCGCCCATCGTGGAACAGGGGGGTAGGGGGATGTATCCCCCTCTTCCAGCCTAATCGAATCTCCCTAAAGAGCAATTCAAATTGTTCTCTCTTTGAAGAGGGGGTATGGGGGATGTATCCCCCAGGTGGATGAATATCCCTGTTTTTGAAACTGGATAAATAAGGAAATTGTTGAAAAAGCCATTTAGCAACATTGTAATGACCAGCGACACATGCAAGATGTAAAGCATCATTAGGAAAACGTTCGTCAGCCATATAATCATCGACAATCGAGTCATGATGGATAGTAGGATCTAATTTGAGTAACCATTGTAGTAAGGGAGGGGAACCTAAAGGTTCCCCTACACCCCTCCGTTCCACGTCAAAATGATAACAATCGGCGGAGCCGGATGTAATCACCATGTAATATGCAAAATCCATTTCAATATTCGTATTATCGGATAAATCACCAAAGGACTCAATGAGACCAGGTAGATTGCAATCACTACAAAGTTTGTAAAAAGTAAGAATCGAAAGGTCATCCATAATTGTAATTGTATAATTGTAATTGTAATTGTAATTGTAATTATATTTATACATCGTTGTTTTCAATTTTACCCGGGGGCGGGGGATACATCCCCCGAAGCCCCCTCCTAAAAGACCATACCTAAGGTTCTCTCAAAGTAGTATACAAAATATATTTTATTCTACTGTAGATACATCCCCGAAGCCCCCTCCTAAAAGACCATACCTAAGGTTCTCTCAAAGTAGTATACAAAATATATTTTATTCTACTGTAGATACATCCTTGGGGCTCGCTGCGCTCGCCCATGGAACAATGGAGTTATCCCCTAATACGAACTATATTTGGACCATACTACAGAATAAATAATGTTTCGCAACATGAACCATATAATTTTGGGTCATAATATAGAATCTTCCATAAGGGCTCGCTTCGCTCGCCCATCGTGGAACAGGGGGGTATGGGGGATGTATCCCCCACCCATTAATCAATATCACACTCATTTCTCCATATCTAATCCTTCAATCGGGGGATACATCCCCCTGAAGCCCCTTCCTAAAAGACCATACCCAAGGTTCTCTCAAAGTATACAAAATATATTATTCTACTGTAGACACATCATCAGGTATACAAAATATATTATTCTACTGTAGACATATCAATGAGGCGAGGGGGAGATATTATCACCTATATGATTGGTCGATTCATCGACCTTTCGGCGAGCGAAGCGAGCCTAAGGAGTAATCCAATCCCAAAATCCCCTAAATGACTACTTTAATCTTTTCCCTTCGTGGAACAGGGGGGCAGGGGGATGTATCCCCCTACTTTAATCTTTTCCCTTCGTGGAACAGGGGGGCAGGGGGATGTATCCCCCTCTCTTCCACTAACAGTAGATCCTAACAATTACCCCCTTATACCACTAATTTTTATACTGTAGAATATAGTTAAGTAAGACCCATTTTTGCCAAAAAATTTGATTCATCATTGCATCGGTAATATATCTTTATATCTCATCATTGGTGGATTACACTCACCTTTGGGAATACATCTCTCAAAGTCCCCTCCTAAATGACTACATTCATCTTCTATTGTAGAGTATAGGGATGAATTTCCCACCCTCCTTGTTTTTTAAACCACTTGAATGTCCACCTTTGTAGAAGATAGTGGAACAGGGGGTATGGGGGATGGTAATCCCTCAATTGTAAATGGAATAGAAACCAACCTTCCCTTATACGAGTTTGATTTACATAATCCAGATATTCGAAATGATTATGGATCGTATTATGGTTCACATCATAAAGGTGATAAACACCGTAGAGGCCATGGCATTACGATATACCACAATAAAAGCATCCTGGATGCTTGGTGGTCATCAAATAATAAAATCCAGCCTTTAAAACCGGTTTTCTGGTTGGGAACATATCCCAAATTGGTTATGTTTAACTTTTTGTTACATACCAATACCAGTAACCCAATACGGTTTATTAATAAAAAAAATGAGGGTTATATTGTCTGTGATGAATATACCGCTTACGGTAAATTCGGAGACAAATCTAAAGCAGAGTTTCCTGAATACCCTAAACCCACTAACTATGTGACCCATGAAAGTGGATACCTCCTTCGTAGGAGTAAGTTATTTAGGTAAGAAAATTATTATCGTATAATTCTGTCCACAGTAACGTAAATCAGTTGTAAAATGAAAAATGTAGGGTATATGAAAATAAATATTTCCTCACAACCAGAGGATTCTTTGGGACTTTACTGTCTGAAGAAACCTATGAAGGTTTATTCCTTCTTGACCGAAAGGTCATTTATGGGGTGTTCAAAGTCACGAATTTAGACTTTGAACACCCAATTTTTCTTCAAGGATTTTCCTATGACCTGGAAACATCCACTGAAGAACAGATTGGGGATTTATACGAATCGCATGTGGAACGGATGGTATTTTACAAAGCTTACCTTAATTTTAAGGAGGATAAAAAAAAGCCAGTAGTTGGGTTTGACTGTTTTGATAACTATTGTCCTGAACCTATCTCATATGCTGCGATTATTGAAGACGAGAGTATTCAGAATAAGATTTCCTTGTCAAGGAGGTCATCGAGTGATTGGAGTGATGATGAAGAAACAAAAGGCATTAGATATTGGGTAAAAACAAAAACTTGTAAGAATTAAATCGTAAATATTATATTTTTTTATTCTTCTTCCTTCCTCAGGGGAACCTAAAGGTTCCCCTAAACCCCTCCGTTCCACGTTAGGGCGAGCGAAGCGAGCCCACATGAACAGCAATTGGCGGAGCCAGGGGGTAAGGGGGATGGAATCCCCCAATCCATTATTAAACCCGTCAGGTCCCTACCACCCCCCCCTCCAACCTGCATTTAACCTGAGGGTGGGTCAATACAGTAGGGCGATTGAGATAGGACCAACGTGTAGGACCAACGCTATGGTAAGACCCCCTTGCTAAAAATGTGGGAAACATTGAATTCTATATACTACGTATATAGTCTCAGCTATTAATATAACTGCTTTACCCCCTCGCACTGTAACCAATGTAGTTGGACCCCCGCTATTGCAATACCGTATGGCCCCACCTTAGGTCCCTGCTTCAGGTTCATTAGCGGGCAGACTATGGGGAGGGGGGCTGACGGGTATAATTATTCCACCTTTAGAGGTAGTCACGCCGAGCCAGGGGGAATTGGGATTATAGCGTCACAATGTCCTGAATTACTCCCCATTACATCCTATAATTGACCAACTTTGTAGGAGACCAAAAAAGTCAAAATCATGACCTTGAGACCATCGATCCCCATAGTAATCTCTACTAGCCAATTCTGATAGGAAGGGTTATTTTTAACCCTTAATTCGCACATTTGAGGTTTATTAGTTAGCAGGGATTAAAGAGAGGGTTTTTCAACTTGCCATATATTTCCCCGCTTGTAATAAAAAGATAGGAAATAAATTATCCATACTATTTTTAGCGTTTTTTAGCGTTTTTAGTGTTTTTTAGCCTTTTTTAGCGTTTTTTAGCCTTTTTTAGCAGGGCGTTCGTGAGAAAAACGACCCCCTACCCCCGTCTTTGACCATGCCGTGGGTTACATAGAGGACCATGCCACAGGTTATATAGAGGACCATTAAATGGAACAAATTACATATATATCGATATCCTACTCATTCATCGATATCACACTCATTTCTGGATATCTATTATTGCATTATAAATATAGAAGGTTTCGATTAAGGGTTAACTGTAGAATAAATTACTGTAAATACATTGAGTCTATATTATCACTGTTGCGATGGGGGAACCCAAAGGTTCCCCCTACCCCCCTCCCTCCTTCCACCAAATTCTCTCCTGGCAATGAACAATATTATTCTACAGTCATTCCACCCAAAGGTAGGACACCATCATAACGAACTCAACATCAATACCACATACCCCCTCCCCAATAATCCAACACATCTTGCCATTGTTTCGGATACATCAAAAAATATTGACATTCACGTAAAGTGCACGCATACGATGAACCAGAATGACAGTCACAAACCAAGTTACGATATATTTCAAGAATAATAGGATCCAAAGAAGTCATAAAATTAGTGGAACCATCTGTAGGAAAGTTTTTCACAAATTCTTCCACCCCGAGCTTTTTAATCGTATTCATACAATCTTTTACAGCAAAGTAAGTTGCCCCATTAGTGATTTTGCACTCCATCTTTATTTTTACTGTTAGATAAACTTTTCCATTAGAGTAATTTAACATAAAATATGATTTCTACTGTAGAAAATATATTTTACGAGGAATATATCCAGCGAAGTCCCCTTCCTAAATGAACCATATTGGGCTCGCTTCGCTCGCCATTCGTGGAACAGGACCATATTGGGCTCGCTTCGCTCGCCATTCGTGGAACAGGACCATATTGGGCTCGCTTC